TCTCTCGTTTGTGAGAAAAAGTCCCCAAAATGATTTCGAAAAGGAGGTGGCGGCGTGAACCAGGTTATCGATTTTTCCAAAATGCAGATCGGTAAAAAAGGCGGCGGAAAGCATTGGACGAAAAAAGAAGTCGAGTCCAGGAAGAACGCCGCCGCCAAGGTAACACGCAAGAAAAAAGCCAGCATGAAAATGCCGGCATGGCTCGATGACGAGGCCCGAGCAGTCTGGAAAAAGACCATCCGGGATATGAAAGAGTTTGATGTCCTGGATAAAGTCGACGAGGATGTTCTGGCGGCATATTGCGACGCCGTTGCTCGACATAAAGAGTTGTCGGAAATGATTCGGGAGAAAGGATACACAGTCTATAACGCGGCCGGCTCCTTGGTTGAGGCGCCTTGGGTGAAAACACAGCTCAGTTATGCTCGCCTGATTGTTCAATACTCTGACAAACTCGGCCTCAACGCCAACGCTCGGGCACGACTGGCGCGGAAGATCGCCCAGGAGGAGGTCGACCCGAATGCAGACCTCTTTGACTGACTTGCCGAAGGACCTGAGCGAGCTACATCCGACGCATCGTTATGCGGTCGAGATCGTGTCTGGTCTTCGTCCGTCGAATCAGCTTGAATGGCTGGCATGCGAAAGGCATCTCAAGGACCTGCAGCGGCAAGGCACAGAGGAGTTTCCGTATGTGTTTGATGAGACCCGTGCCGATCGCATTTTTGATTGGTTTGAGCGATGCTGCCGGCATGTCCGGGGTCCGTTTTCAGGGCAACTGATTCAGTTGCTGCCGTTTCAAAAGTTCGATTTGGGATGCGTGTTCGGCTGGGTGCACAAGGACACAGGCAAGCGACGCTTCAGCCGGGCTTATAACGAAAGGGCACGGGGGAATGTCAAGTCGACCGAGATGTCAGGCGTTGCATTGTACGGCATGTGCGGTGATTGCATCTACCCGCCGTATGACCCGAGTCAGAAACGCTACGAAGACATGCCCGAGGTTGAATGTGCTGCGGTCGACAAGCAGCAGGCTAAGCGGGTTTGGGGCGACGCTCAGAAGATGGGTGAGGGCAGCCCGGACATTGCGAAACGGCTCAGAATCAAGCGAACCTATATTGAACACGCAACCCGCGGCGGCTGGCTCCGGCCGCTATCGAAAGACACCAAAAACAAAGACTCCGGCGCTCCGTGTATCGTGATCATAGACGAGTATCACGCGCATCCAACCAGCGAGATCGTCGATGTTCTTTATTCCGGGTTCGGCAAACGGCTGCAATCACTGATGATGATCATCACGACGGCCGGCAAAAACGCCGAGAACAACCCGTGTAAAAAAGAGCGCGACGCGTTGGAGAAAATGCTGCGCGGCGAAACGCCGATGATTGAAACGTACTTTGTCATGATCCGCACTCTCGATAAGGACGATGATCCTCATGACGAAAGCAAATGGGTCAAGGCAAATCCAATCCTGCAGGAAGACAACGAGTATGCACAGGAATTACGGAAGCAAATCAGGACCGAGCATGACGAGGCATTTAACAGCGGCGACCCTGCGAAGATTCGCGAATGGTTGACCAAGCGCGTCAACTTGTGGCAGGCCGACAGCGAGGAGAAATACATGTCCGGCATTATGGACAAGTGGAAGGCGTTGGCTGTGCCGCGTAAAGAATTCCTGGAGTTGATTCGTGGTCGCGAGGGATGGGCTGGAATCGACATGTCGAAGCGGATTGACCTTACCGCTGACGCCCATGTGTTTTGGCTCGATGACGGACGACTCGCCGTTACGGCACATGGATTCATGCCAGAGGAAACGGCGACCAAACATGAGCATACGGACAGGGTGCCGTACAAGCATTGGGCGCGCGAGGGCTGGTGCACATTGACGCCGGGATCCGTTACGGATTACAAGTTTATCGCGAACCATCTCGATGAATTCGAGTTCGACAACGGCGTCACGATCCTGGAGGAGTGCTATGATCCATACAACGCGCTCCATTTCATGCAGGAACGTGAAGCAGCCGGCAAAACGGTCGTGGAGATCAGGCAAGGCGTACAGACGCTGTCCGAGCCGACGAAATATTTACGGGAACTTGTTTTACAGGGGCGGGTTGTCCATGATGGCAGCCCGCTTTTGACTTGGTGCCTTTCCAATGCCGTTGAGGTTGCTGATAGTAACGGCAACATCAAGCTTAGTAAAAAGCATAAGGACGACAGCCAGCGCATCGACCTTGCCGCAGCGGTCATCAACGCGCTTGTTCGGGCGATGGTCAATGAAAAAACAACAGATGTGTCCGAATTTGCGGACGAAGAATTTTTAACCAAGCTGTGGGGTTAAGGAGGGGGTGAAGATGTGATTAAGCGAATGGCCCGGCGATGGCTAGGGATCGAGGAGAAGCGCGAAACGCTGGAACTCAACGTCGATGACCGACGGCTGCTCGAAGTCCTCGGCATCGATACGGACACGATCAACGTCAAAGGCAAAAATGCGCTCAAGGTTGATACGGTTTACGCGTGCGTGCGCATCCGATCCGAGTCGGTCGCCAAATTGCCGATCAAGGTCTACCAAGAAGACGAAACCGGCGTCCAAAAACAAACGAGACATCCCATCTACCAACTGCTCAAACTCCGACCCAATCCGTACATGAGCGCCTATGATTTTTGGAAATGTATCGAGGCGCAAGGATGCACATACGGCAATGCTTATGCCAGTATCGAGTTTGACCGGGTGGGTCGAGTGGTCGGGCTGTGGCCGATGGATGCGAGCCGCGTCAAGATCGTGGTCGATAACGATACAGCAGCCAGCGGCATCATCACCAATCGCTCCAGTGTTGCGTACGAGGTAAACCTCGGGTACGAGCAACGAAAGCTCATGCCGCACGAGGTTTTACACTTTAAAAGCGGCGTTACGCTGGATGGCATTGTAGGATTGTCTCCGCTGGACTGTCTGCGCTCGACCATCGAAAACGGCGCGGCGGCAAACAAGTTTGTCAACGGCTTTTTTAAGAAGGGCTTGCAGATAAAGGGCATCGTCCATTACGTGGGGGATTTGGATGAAAAGGCCAAGCGCAACTTCCGTGAGAGATTCGAGAGCATGGCATCTGGCCTTAACAACGCCCATCGCGTAGCCCTTTTGCCGGTAGGCTACCAGTTCCAGCCGATTGCGCTTAATCTTCATGATGCGCAGTTTCTGGAAAACAATCAACTGACCATCCGGCAGATTGCAGCGGCCTACGGGATTAAGATGCACCAGCTTAACGATTTGACGCGAGCGACGCATACCAATGTCGCGGAGCAACAACGGGAGTTTTACGCCGACACGCTGCAACCTATCTTAACCATGTATGAGCAAGAGTTGACATACAAACTCCTGCTTGACGAGGAGATTAATGCAGGCGTGTTTTTCCGCTTTAACGCCGATGCAATCTTGCGGGCCGACCTCAAAAGCCGTTATGAGGCTTACCGGATCGGTGTGCAAGGCGGGTTTCTTACGCCCAATGAGGCTCGGGCGAAGGAGGAGCTTCCGCCAGCAGAGGGCGGCGACCAGCTGCTTGTAAACGGCAGCTATGTGCCAATTACGCAAGCCGGGGTCGCATACAAAGGGAAAGGGGGTGATGGAGCTGGACAAGGAGAAGAAAACGACGGGTCAGAAGGAGATTAGGGCGCTGCCGGTACAGTTTGAAGTCCGATCCGAAGGCGAAGACTCCAAGCGGACCATCACCGGAAGCATTAAGTACAACACCGAGAGCGCGGAAATGCGGGATTGGTGGGGCGATACTTTCGTCGAGACAATCGACAAAGAAGCTTTCAAGGATAGTCTCGCATCACGCAACGTCGTCGGCCTATGGAGCCATGATACGGCCCAAGTGCTCGGAAATACAAAGTCCGGTACACTCCGGCTTACCAACATGGAAACAGAATTGCGCTTTGAACTCGACATCCCGAATACGTCGGTCGGTAACGATGCTTGGGAGCTTATCCAGCGCGGTGATGTGGACGGTGTTTCGTTCGGAATGATCGTCACAAAGGACAAATGGTCTTCCGAGAAGCGTGGAGACAGCCGAATCTATAAGCGGCAAATACTCGCCGCTGAGCTGTATGAGATCAGCCCGGTTGCCTTCCCAGCGTATCCGGCCAATGAAGTTGCGGCGCGGTCGTTGGAAGAATTCAAAGCTTCCGAGAAGCGAGCCGCCGATCAATACGAAAAAGAAAAAATGTTGCTCGAGCTCGACCTTTATGGTTGAGCTTTTTATTTTCCCAAATATCCAATGAGGTGATGAAATGACCAAAGAACTCCGCGCACTGCTCCAAAAACTGGAGAACGCGAAACAGGAAGTCCGGAGCCTGCTGGCCGAGGACAAAACGCAAGAAGCAAAGGATAAAATGGACGAGGTTCGGTCGCTGCAGGCGAAGGTTGACCTGCAACGGGAGTTGGAGGAAACCGAGGCCCGCGGGCTCGGTGGGAGCGAACTGGACGACAAGGGCAATGTCGAAGAACGCGACATGCAGGAACTCGAAAAAGAGTATACCGGCATCGTTCTTCGGGCACTCCGCCGCCGGCCGATCAGCGAAGAAATGCGTTCGGTTATCCGCGAATACGAGCGCCGCGCTGTCATGAACGAGGGTGAAACCAATCCGGCCATCCCGGATGGCGATGTCGGCATCGTTGTGCCGCAAGACATCCAAACGCGGATTAATACGCTGATGCGCGACTGGAACGATCTGTCGCAGTACGTAACGGTTGAAAATGTCACAGCATTGTCGGGAACCCGCGTGCTTGAAACGGACGCCGATATGACGCCGTTCGCGGACGTGGACGAATACGGCGCCATCCAAGCTACGGACAACCCGAAATTCACACCGATCAGCTACAAGGTCAAAAAGCGGGCCGGTTATCTGCCGCTGACAAACGAACTGCTGTCCGATAACGACGCAAACCTGATCGGGTACGTCACCAACTGGATCGCCCGTAAAGCCGCGCATACGCGGAACACGCATATCCTGGCGCTGCTGAATACGCTGACGCCGAAGTCGCTGGCTGATCTTAAAGCAATCAACACGGTCCTCAACGTAGACCTTGACCCGGCAATCAGCCGTTCGGCAATTCTGCTGACCAACCAGGATGGATTCAACTGGCTTGACAACCAAGTTGATGGTATGGGCCGTCCGATTCTGAGCGAGGACTTTACGCAACCCGGCCGCAAACTGTTCAAGGGTCGCCCGGTCGCTGTCGTCTCGAACCGCAACCTGCCTTCCAGCGGCACCAATGCACCACTCTTTATCGGTAACCTCAAGCAGTTCATGGTGCTGTTCAATCGTCGGTTTTTCGAGCTGGCGTCTACGCGCGAGGGCGGCGACGCATGGCGCCGGGATACGACTGAGTTGCGGACGATCATGCGCGATGATTATGTGAAATGGGATGCCGCAGCAGCCGTCTACGGCCAATTGGACATTACGCCGACGCCGTAATAATCACACATTGAGGGGCCGTGAAACCGGCCTCTTTCCATTGGGGGTGAGACTGTGGCGAAAGTCATTCAAGCGTTCCGTGAACGATACCACAACTTCAAGCTATACAATATCGGCGATGAGTACCCAGAAGACGACAAAAATCGCGTGCAGTATTTGGTGGAACAAGGTTTTTTGTCGGTGGAGCAGGAATCACAGGAGTCGACGAAGCAGCCGGAGGAACCGGGGCCGGAGACTGAACCGGAGGAAAAGCCGAAACGCCGCAAAAAGGGCGTGATCGACGATGGCGATTCTGACGCCTGACGAAACGAAAACCTGGCTGCGGGTGGACGGATCGGATGAAGACGCAACGATTGAAATGCTGATCGGTGCTGCAGAAACATACTTGCATAACGCCACCGAAGTTGAGTTTGACGCCGAAAATTCCCTCGCTAAACTGTTTTGCCTCGTCTTGGTCGCCGACTGGTACGAAAATCGCGAACTGATCGGCTCTCAACCATCCGATAAGGTGCGGTTTACAATCCAATCCATGCTTGCACAACTGCAGCATGCCTACTCGCCGCCGGAAGAAGGGGTTTCGCCATGACCGTCCTTGTAAACCGGTTGGATAAACGCATCACCATCCTGCGTCCTCCCGGGCCAGACGATACGGATGAATACGGCCAGCCGCTGGACAATCCCGTTGAAGTTTGCACGGTTTGGGCCGCCATTGAGCCGCTGCGGGGGCGAGAATATTTCGCCGCTATGGCTGAACAAGCCGACGTGACGACGCGCATCCGTATTCGTTATCGCGACGGAATCGATCGGACCATGATCGCCCGTCACGGGAATACGGAATTCGAAATCCTGCATATTATCCATCCGGAATTCGGCAAAAAGGAATTACAGCTAATGTGCAAGGAGCGGCAGTAACATGGCGCGGCGGAACGGAATCGAGGGAATGGCGGAGCTGGAACGACTATTCGGTAGACTCGGTAAGGTGCCGCAAACGGTCGCTACAAAGTCGGCGCGTGCCGGCGGTTCGATCGCTCTGAAAGCTGCGAAAGCGAATGCACCAGAGGATACCGGCGATCTGAAACGCGGGATCATCCTAAAGCGCGAGCGCAGCAAAGTAAAGGGTAAAGCCGTCTATGACGTGACGATCGATCCGACCATGAATGACGTTTTTGTCAAAATCAGCAAAGACGGAAAACGGTCGTATTACCCGGCCAGCCAGGAATATGGTTTCCTGACGGTCGATGGACGTTATGTGCCGGGCTACCGTTATCTGCGCCGGGCTATTGATGACAATCAGGCACAGATCGAAATCAAAGTGCTTGAGACGGCCGGCAAAGAAGTCGACAAGGCATTGCGGAAAGGGCGGTGATTGGAGTGGCGGGTTTGGAAGTCACCGTAAAGATAGCGGATACGGAAGTGTTTCAAAACATGCTCAATCTGTTCCAAGAAATCGCCAACGATGAAAGCATTCCGGAAGAGAAGCGGAAATGCATTGTTGACAGGTTGTTGGAAATCGGGGCGATCAAAGAATGAGCTTCGAACCGGCACTTGTGCAGGAATTGAAAACCATCACGGCGCTTGAGAACCGGATTTACCCGCTCACCGCGCCGGAAGCAACCGCTTCTGGTGGTGTCCCGTACCTGATCTACGCCAGCAGCGAGGGTTTGCGCGATAAGACGCTTGGCGGGTATCTGGATAGCAAGGAAGTCCGAGCCGAGTTGAATATCATTGCTGCTCGATACAGCGACATGAAGGCGATCACGAAACAGGTGGTCGCTATTTTGTTGTCCTTCGAAGGGCGCCAGATCGGTTCTGGGGGTCCATTTATCGATGAGTTGGTTTACCAGTCGCCTGTGGAAATCTACGAAAACCAGCCGAATCTGTACCGCTGCGTGGTAGAGTTTTCGGCTTATTTTGATGAGGGGTGATATAGAGTGGGAAAAAAGACAAGAGCGCTCGGGACGAAATTAAAAATCGGATCCGGAGCAAATGCCAAAGCCATTGGATCGCTTACGTCGATTTCTTCGCCGTCCATGTCCCAAGATACAATCGATGTGACGACGCTTGACAGCGACGGCGAATATCGGGAATTTATTGGCGGGTTCAAGGACGGCGGCGAAGTTTC